TACGAAAGCGAAGTGGTGGGTATATGTTTACACACTGGACGGTGCGTTTGTTATTGTATCCGTACCACGCCTTAAGAGATATTTGGCGGCGAATGATGACCGCTTTACTAGAAAGAAGTATAAACAATTCGCTGTCCGCTCGGGCAACCCGTCAGCGGGATACTTATTGGAACCAGAAGATGTAATGGACATGATGATTAATAAAGCATATGATGAATAAATGGAACGCACCAAAATCGTTTAACGATTTTGACCAACCCTCACCAAAGAATTACATGGAAATTGACGAGGACATTGAGTGGTTAATGCAACCGTTGGTTTACGAGAACCCTGAAAAAGAATCTTTAGAGTTGTCAGAACTAATGGCTGATGTTATGAACTCAATGGACAGCGTTGACCAAGCCATGCTACAATTAATTTATTATGAACGAAAAACATTTCAAGAAGCCGCAGGAGAACTAGGCATTAAGGCTAAGTCACATGCTTGGCGTAAAACCAAACTAGCCCTAGATAGATTTGGTGAAGCAATACAAAATAACCCTAGGATAATGGAAATATTAAACAGCAAATACGACTTGGGAGAATGAAATGAGAAAACATTTTTATAAAACATTTAATGAAGCCGCCAATTCTGCTGGTATAAAATTAGAAAAAATGTCAGACAAGTTGGTTGCGGAGAAAAAACCTTTTGAGTCTGTAGAAAAATACATTAGCAAGTGGGTTAGGTTAATGACCGAATCACACCCACACTACAGTGACGACCTAGAACTAGCAACATCTGTTATACAACACGCAGGTGCATCTGCTATCAAAATACTTAAAACAGAATACTCTTACAACCATGAAGAAATGGTAGCCTTGTTGTGCAAAAAACAGCACGACTATGGACATAACAACATTACGAACTTCGGTATCGTTGGTGTGGGAATCCGTGTATGCGACAAGATTGCCCGCATAGAAAACCTAAAGAAAACTGGCTCACCAAGCAACGAGTCACTAATGGACTCATACATAGACATTGTTGGATACGCCATGATTGCTACCATGCTTCAAGAGGAATCATTCAAACTAAAACTAGCAAAGTGATATGGAAAAAAAACTGAACCTAATCAAACTCAACGAACAACTATCATGCCTGCACCACGAACTTAAAAAGGCTGGTGCACCCAAGACCGCCATAAGGCGTGTAGAAGACATAGCAGTATCTGTTAAGTGGCTGGAAGACCAAAAGGGGAAACATGTCAAGTGAAGGCTTTGACCCAAATGATGTTTACGAACTAGAAGGAATCTTCACCGAAATAGTATCCGACAATGAAGACGGCTTTGTGTTAGAGTTCATCATCTCTGTCCTCGCTGCCAAAGAACTAATAGACTTATGGGAGTTAGCACAAGACGGTAATGCGGAAGCGCATTACCTATGTATGGAAGAATACGGAAAGATTGTGGAAAAACTAGAAGAAGCCATTTACGGCGTGGACGGATAATCCTTTTCAATCCGTTGCTTCTTTTCCAACTCGTCCTCTAATGCCTGAATATTGAAGTCTCGTCTGATTAGTTCAGCCTTTTCCTGACCTTCACCAATACCCTGATAAGGGATACCAAACCAGTTAAGAACACTTGACAGCCAGCGTTCATTCAGGTTTGCTTTACCACCAGTCCAGCCACCAGTTAAACGGTTAACCTGTTGTAGTGGAACCACAGCCTGCTCAATGATATAACTTACACCAGCGTGCATTAAGTATTCGCCAGTTTCAGGGTCACGGTCAATGAACTTATACATGTTTAACTTGTCAAACAGTTTTGCAACATACTTTTCGTAACCACGAACCTCAGCCTTTTTCTTAAAAGGACCAACATCTAAACCCAATTGTCGTTTAGCAAGAAAAACCTCAATAGGAACACGAAGCATTGGGGTGACATTACCAATAAGTTTCATGGGGTTGAGTAGGTTCTCAATTTGCTGGCGCATACGAACATGAGGCAAATCTGGACGCAACACCGAACCAGCACCAATTTGCAAAGGACTGTAATCCTTAATCCACTTGGGAACAATAATTCCTTCGTCCTCTGGTGTATCTGGGTCGTCTTCAACCAAAGGCATAGCCTGCCTAATCTTTTCGTACTGGTAGTATGCTTTAGGTCGTGTAGCCATTTGGGTAATTTGCAACGGCACATTTCGGCTAGTCCAAATCCAAAACGGAATAACCTTTTTAGCCGCTTCGTCTAACTGGGACAAATCACTATAGTCAAAGTGAACACGACTAATACGGGCTACCGCTTCATCAAAAGTATGTCCTTGCCGAACAGAATCCAAAGCCATAGGGATACGCAAAGCCCGTTCAACCAAATCGTTTTTACTTGTAAACAAATTCAGATAAGGGTTATCGCCAAGTCTCCACTTGGCGGTATGTGGATTCTTATCCATCCACTTAGTCCATTTCCAACGGTCAACAACGGGCATAGCGTTATCGGTGCTAGTACCACGGCTAGTAGCATAAACGATTTCCATAACTAGATTTGCTTCCTCAACGGCAGCAGGATTGCTTACATCAATACCAGCGTTCGTCATCCATTCAAGATAAGACTTTTTCCAGTTAGCCTCTTTGCGCAATATAGGACCCTGCGACCTAGCCCAATTAGCGCCTTCAACAAGATGTTTCCCAGTCACACCATCAGCGTAGTTCATAAAAGTTCCGCTATAACCGTTACGAACCAAAAAGCCCATAGTGTTAGTAACATATTTTTTCCAGTAACCTTGGTTACGACCAATTGCTTTAATAAACTGCTTCAACTCTGAAGGGTCTTCAAGACGCTTAAGGTTAGGCATCCAGCGTTCCAAGACTTCTTTCGGCATCTGAACCCCAAGTGCCTCAAGTTCTTTCCAACCTTCTTCAGCCTTATCATAAATGATACGACCACCACGGTCACCCATTTCAGTCAAATAGGTTTCCAAAGACAAATCAAACATGTCGGCTTCAACTTTGGACAAAGCAACTTCATCAGCCAGCAAGATTTTTGTAACCCTGTCATATGCTTCACGAACCGCTGGGTCTTCAATCATAGAACTACTAGCCATCATTTGTTCGGCTTTCTTAACCCAAGAAGCATTAGCGCCAACGCTAATACCTTGGTCTGGTATGTTACGCAAATGCAATACCATAGCAGCCACTTCTCCAACAACTTGTTCCTCTAACTCTGGAGTCCATTCTTTCAAAGCCCTAGCGTTATCAAAGTTAATCATGCGTTCAACATTCAAATCTTTAATACGAGTTTCAATGGCTTCAACACCAAACTCTTTTTCGGTTGTAGCCCACACCTCATCATCAATACGAGTGTAAGCCTCCTCAATCCTGTCTTCAATTTTGGAAAATTTGCTTTCAGCCAAGAACCTAGGGATTCTTTCGCCGTTAACAAGAACCATGTCCTCGTCAGCCGCTTTCGCTATCTTGGCGGTTTCCAACAACTGTTCACCACGGAACAGTTGGTCTTCAAGTTCACGCCTAGAAGCCTGAACAATCTCAATTTCCAAACCATCTTGAGCCAACGAGTCGGCATTAGCAGTGAGTTGCAGTCTTGACATTTCCGTTGTGTTGTCAAGAATACTATCAGCCATAGGGTTACCCATAACAAACTGTACTTCGTCATAATACTCGGTGCCAACCTCCAAGGTTGGCGTAGTTTTGTGAACAAGAACAGACCAGTCACTTGTACCAGCATCATCGGTTAACGCTTTAGCGGGGACAAGAATACCGTCTAGTCCTTCTTGGTCCGCTGCGTTAATCAACGATTCAAAGAAATCGTTTACAACTCTTTTTGAAACAGCATCAGCATTAGGTGCATCTAAGGCTGCTATAATATTATAGTTAGAGTCTTTAATCATGTTAAAGAAATCTGATACTTGCCTATCCGTTAAGTCAATGCCTTCGTCAATAGCCCTAAAAACAACTTCTTGGAATTGTAAGAAACCATCAATAAGCATAGCCTTTTCAGGGTTTACCTGAAACAATAAGTCGTCCACTCTACCATTTTCAAAAGCATCATCAACAACGCTATTCCAAGTTAAATCTGGTTTTCCTAGTTTACCCCAACTTGTTCCAAACTCATACAATGTGCTTGGGTCATCAACCAAAGCAAGCATGTGGTCTGTTGTGCGGAAGTCAACAAGTTGTTCCTCTGGTATAGCATGACGCATAAGTGAATCTGGCATTTGCCTAAAGTTGTCAATTTCCCCCTCTGGGATATATGTTGTCCACATTTGGTATGGGATTGGCTCGCCAGCAACAGGTGGTGAACCAAACAATACACCACTACTAGAGTATGATGCCGCCTCACGAACAGCGTCAAGTTCTTCATGACCACTCATTTGTGCAAGAATTGTTGTTCTGCGTTCATCTAACCATTTCAACTTCTGAATATTTTCAGAAGTTTTAGGTGTTGCTTCAATGTCGGCAATAATTTTGTTAAGAGAAAACTCTAAAGCAGGAATCTCGTGGTTACCTATGGACTTTCCACCATTAAGGGAACGCCCAACTCTTTCGGCAATCCACTCCAAAGGCTTATCAATAAGTTCGGAACCATCAGAGTCTGGGAACTCTGCACTATAAATTTGAATTATACGCTGACGGGCAAGATATCGTTCACCTTGACCAGCAATAATTGCTTCACGCAAGTTATGTGCTTCTGTCAACAAACCAACATGGGCATCAGCCCAATATCCTCGCTTCTGAACACTAAGCGACATGGCGCTTTGTCGTGAATCCTCAAGCCGTTTAATCAATGCTTCAAGTTCAGAAGCAATCCTGATTGATTCATCCGTGTTTAGAGCCTTAGCCATAAACTTGCCATCAAGTGCTTGGGTAATAATACCCATAGCCTCACGGAACTCCTTGGCAACTTCACCCCTAATTTTTGTGGTATCTGCACCAACTTTAACACGCTTAACCAAAGTGGCACGCAAAGTCTGTAACTTGGACATCTCGGTTCGCATCATGGCAAGCAACTTGGCGTCAGGAATAATCTTATCAACCAAAAGTGGTTTAATTACATCTGGACCATAATTAAACATGGTATCAACAAACCTTAGTCGTGCATGTGCACGAGCAACGCTTTGACCATAACTTTCAGTAATGATACGCAAATCTTCTTCAAAGAAATTAGCCCTAGGAAAACCCTTTGACACTAGATAATCCCCATAAACTTTATTAATTTCACCAATGGTACCATGTTCCAATGCTGGTTTATCCAAGAACGGTTCGCCAACCTTGTACTTACGGAACTGCAAAGGACCAGCAGATTCCACAACATCATGTGTTGTTAAATCAAAAGAACCCTTCAACCTACCCTTTTTGCCAAAAATGTCTTCTTTGGCTGCTGGGGTTAATTGGTGATAAACATGGTCGTCCAAATATGACAACTCATTAATATCAATCCCTCTTGTCCGTGCTAAATTTCGTGTCTTTTCTTGTAAACGACTATAGATTGCATCAGACCAATCCTTAAACTTATATGCTGCCTCACGGGCAGCAGGACTTAACGAATCAATAAGTGCAGGTGTTTCTACAGCATGGACAATGTTTGCAAATGTTGCATCACCAGTTTCTTCAAGTAGGTGAAGCATCTCAACATGTTCTTCTGCCTCAGCGCCAATAAGCCTAGTCATTAACTCACGGTGACCACGAGCGTTAAACTGTCCAGACCTTTCAGCAAGTGCAACAACAAATTCTTCATTGAACCTATTCATTGAACCAGCACGGAAAATGCCAGACTGAACAGCAGGACGCATTAACCTAGGGGTTGTTATAGCCTCAAGAAAACCACCAGTTTTTGATGACATAACCACATCACCGATATTGGCACGGGCAGCACCACCAGTGTAACGCCATCCTCTTGCTATACCATCGGTGTATTTTAATTCTTTACCAAACCATTTAACACCAGAAAAAATTCCTTCAGCCTGACGAATGTGTTTAGGAATTTCAGTTGGACCATAACGAGCAATATTACCCAACAAAGGTTTAAGTTCTGGATACTTGGTAATTAACGGCACCATACGGTTGGATAAAGCCAACCGTCCAGCCTTAGAAGAAACGCTAGAACCCATAGTCATATATGTTAATGGGTCAAAAATTATAGCACCAGCAAGTTCAACAGCAAGATTCTCGTCCGCTTTTCCACCATTATACCAGTTATCACGACCAATAGCCCAAGACCTGTCCGTAGCCCTATCAGAAAATTCAGTCCAACTAGCCTTAACTGGAGTCCATTCACCAGATTCATCTCGTGACTTTAAAACAATCTTTGTGCCATCGCCCTTTTGTGGCATAAAGAACTGACCAACAGCCTCAGTCGCCTCAACTGCACCAGCCTGAACCACACGAACTGTATCTTCCCAAGCCTGCAACGCTGGCTTACCAATATATTTCTTTGCTGGACCTATTAAAGCGCCTTCAAGAGCGTTTTGCACAAAGCCGCTAATGTTGTCACCTTTTTGTGTTTTTAACACATTCTCTGTCCATGACCGTTTTTCGGAATAAGACATATTAGGGTCATTCAAAACTTTTCTAGTAAGTTTATCACCCTTTGTCCGCAACTCACGCATAGCCTTAGTAACCTCAAGGTTATAAGCGGCGTTACCAGAAGTACCAGAATCATCATTGGAAACAGAAGGTACAGTAACAACGGGCTTTGTTACATCAGCATATTTGGTAATACGGGTAATACCAAAAGAATCTGTCCAAGTTTCGTTACCGTTAGAATCAACGCCAGCACCAACTGGTGATGGCGAAGTTGAACCAATCTGCTTGCTGAATGGTGATTTACGAATCATATGTCCCTCTTATTATTTAGTTTTTTTACCAAATGCTTTAGCCAATTCAGGAAAAGCCTGAACAGCAGTCTTACCAGATTTCTTAGAATCAAAATTAGGATTTAACGCTTTAACAGCCGCCTCAAAGTTGGCGTACTGCGAAGGTGCTGTAGCAACCGACTGGGTGCGGGCATCTTTGGACCCAGCAACAGGCGTTACACCAGTTTGTAGAACAGTAGAAGCCCGAATCTTTGCAGCCTCGTTAATGAGTTTCTGAATCTCTGCATCGGCAGCAGCCTGAGCAGCCGCTTGGTCAGAATTAATCTTGTCAACCTGTGAACTGTAATCATATTTGAAACCAGTACCAGCCTTAGATTTATTTGAAGCCAAAGTTGCCAATGCAGCCTGTAACGCTTGCGCATTAACATTTTGCATATTAGTCTCATAGTTTTGTTGACCAACACCCAACTGACCCATAGCCCACTTCTGCAAATCAGAAGTCGCACCAGCGGTCTGTTGCGCCAAATTAGTAGCCGCCTGAACCTCCCCTGTCCCTGCACCCTGTTGTTGCAAAGCAGCCAACAAAGGATTCTCCGAAACATTCAAAGTAGTTACAGGAGCAGTATAACCCATGCTTGGCTTAAATGATTTGGCATAAGCATCACCAGCATCAGTTATAGTTTTACCCGCTGCAGCAGTATCAGTTTCTAACTGACTTAACATCAAATCCAAACGGTCTTTAGCGCTAGTCTGCAAACCACCATATAAGTCTTTTATCTTCTTTTCGGAATCAGCCTTCTGTGTAGCCGCACTAGATTCCAGAAATTTTGCACTAGACTCACCAGCAGCCCTAGCACGAGCCTCATCAATAGCCTTAATGCGAGCAGCCTCATCTTTGCGTGCTGCGCTAGCAGCCGCATTAACACCCTTTGATTCTTGTGCCAAAGCAGCATCATACTTTGCTTTAATGTCAGAGTTAATAGAATCGGCAACAGCAATCTGCGACTCGTATTGTTTCATGAAGTTTGGGTCATACTCCACTTTACCAGCCTTAACTTGCGCCAGATGTTCCTGAAAAGCCTTATTGGCATTTTGTAAAATTGTAGTCACATTTTGGTAACTAGGGTCCTGAGTATAATCCTGACCGCCTTTACCTGCAGCGGGAACATAAACATATGTTTGCTTTTTTTCATCCCAAGTCCAAGACATAATTTCTCCTTAAGCGCCGTACTGATTTAATGCCGAAGCGGTATTAAAAATATTTCGTTGTTTAGCCAACCTTAATTGCTCTATATATGAATCAAGGTCTGCAACCTGATTAGCCTCTGTTGCCGACAAAGCGTTAATCTCGTCTTGCAAAGATTGAGTAGCCTCACCAATCTTACCCTGCATATTTGCAGCATATTTTTCTAAACCTTTGCGTTGAATACCAGACCTAACATTGGCACCAGCCAAACCACGCTGACCGTAAATAGACATCTGTGGTTTAAAACCTTCAGTGAACTCTCTGGTTATATTAGCAATATTCCTATTACCACGCATCTGCCCAAGAGTGGCAGCCTGTTGGTTAGCAACAGATTCTTGTGACCTACGGCGTCGTGCAGTAGCCTCCGCCACACCAAAATCACCATAATACATGTCCGACATACTCACCGCCATTACCTATTTCGTTCCTTGACCATAGACTTCAAATCTTGAATTTCTTTACCCATTTTTTCTAACTCAGATTGCAACGACCTAAAGATGCTTTGAAGCGCATCTTTATCGTCACTTTTTAGCACGGACAAAAAGGGTGGACTCCACATGTTAACCGAAAATCTGTCCACCAAGAACAACATCTGCGTTGTCCCCGCTAGTAGTTAAAGCCGTTACAGCAGCAGTCGCTAACTTGGAGTAAGTTATAGCGCCGTCATCAATGTTTGTTCCAGCCGCTAATGCTTCAGCAAAAACTTTAACAGCGTTAAAGTTTGCTACAACCTCAGTTGCAACAGCAGGTGTTCCGTTTGTAAATGTATTTGGTATGCTTAAGGTAGCCATCTTAACCCTTTACTGGTCTTGAATTATATTTATATCCGATACTGTTAATGCCCCATTTTTGGCTAGAAGGACCAACAAACTCTAATTGAACCGTTCTAGCCAATCCCAAGTTTCTACCAGTTTTAAGCGTAGAACTAATAGCGCCACTAGACCAATGCTCACCCCATAAACCAGAACCCCAAATCAAAGAATCCGTGTTAGGTGTTTGAACTATAGTAAAAATCTTTCGTTCATTACCTTCACCTTCGGTGAAGTCGTGATAAACTTTAACTGTAATATTTTGTGCAAGGTCAGATTCTTTAACAACAAAGTCTGGTCGGCGAAACATTTTCTTTTGCATATAGGTTCCACCATCAAACCAGCGTGTTTTATAATATGATTCAAATGCAGATTCTGTTCCAGTAATATTATCTGATTCCTCGGAATACAAATCAACTTTCAAAACATATGCTTGTGTCGGATGGCACATCAAACGATAATCATTGTTTGATGAATCAGTCCAGTTGCAACCACCAACCAAACCATAACCATCAGACGACTGGAACTGGGTGTAAACACCATCACGAATACTAGGGTCCAAAACAAAGTTAACACTAGGATAAGCAACACTTGACTCAATAGAATATGGCACAGAAACCCACACACGCCTACCAACCCAAGACACACTAATAGACTCATATTCGGAAGGGTTGATTTGACTCAGGTCAATAGCGGTACGCAAGTTGCTAAACATATCTTTAATGCTAGAACCATCATAATAAAACAAACCTTGGTTGTGGCTAAACCAGTAAACACCATTTTCTGCTTGTGCTATAGCATTATGGCTTAGACAACCAATACGATTCGTTAATTCCACAACTTGAAAAGTTGCTGAATCATAACCCAAAATAGTATAAATAGCATTAGGTTTAAACACAACTAACTGACCGTTAACAACAGCCATACCAGTAATACCGTTCCCACCACCGTTTAATTCAAAATAGTCGTCCTCATCCCAGTTTTCAGGAGAGTTCTCCAAAGACCAATAAATACGATTAGGGTAATCAGTACCAGCAATATCAACATGTGCAGCCCACATCTTGTTAGCATGGACAATAAGATGCTCAGCAGTAGGCATTTTGCGTTCAGAACTGGTTGGTGTTGTTTGCCAAGCGTGAGGTGCGGTACCAGATGCTGTCAACGCCGTAGCATAAGTGTCGGTAGTTTTCCAAACATATCCACCATTACCAGCAATACCAGTAGAAAGATACATGCTGTTACCCCACTGTGCCATGCACACACCATGGGGACTGGCGGAAACAATATCGTTACCAGAAGAATACTGTAAAGTGGTAAAGTTGCCACCAGTAGAACGAAACACCTTGGTGCTATTCGCTAGCATTACCGTTGGGGTTGCACCGCTAAAAGAATACAGTTTTTGTGGTGACCAAGTACCAGAAACTGCTGTGGTGTTCAACCTATGTTGACCACCACGGCTAAACACACCACCACGGGGGTCAATTTCAACATTCAACATGTCAGGGGATTCGTAACTAGCCAACTGGAATTGGTCTGCACGAAAGTTCAGACCACCAGTAAAGTCCGATACTTCACTGATTTTTATCTTACTCATTGTTGATTAACTTTTAGATTCTTACCTATGGTTTGCATCCAACCATTAAAAGTTGGGCGACCAGAAGTTTGACCAGCACTTAAACGCAAATTAGCATGACTCGTAGGTTTACCTAAATTAGCGGCAGCCAAAGTAACAGCCTCATCAAAAGCACGCTTATACTCGCCAGCCATTACAGTATCCTCAAGACGCTGATACACACGACTACAAGCATAATACGCTAAAGCAAAATGCAAATTAGCACTTGAGTCAACATTTCCCTCAGAAGTAATCCAGTCAATAGGTTCACGATAAGCACGGACAACCAAAGTACGAACATCGTTTGGTTTAGGAAACAAATGGACTTTGCCTTCCCAAATAGAATAAAACAACGGGTCACCGCTGGTGTCATAAGACCCAATATATGTTTGCTCAGCCATATCATGACCAACCATATCCAAACGGAACCCAATATTGTTGTTGTCCACAATAGACACAACCTGACTTATAGGGTCAGCCGTAAAAGCACTAATAGTGTAAGCCCGTTGCTCTGCTACGGTATTGAAGGTAAAAGTCTTTTCAAGAAAAGTCCAACGCTTTTCCAAGTCCAATATACGATAATATCCGTCACGCAAATATAGGTTCAACAACGAATCTGGAAGGTCCTCGGCATCAAGGTCGGTAATATCACGAACAGTCTGACGCAAAGCGGCAGCAGTCATTTGGGCATAAGCCATTATTCACCCCCATCAATCTTATCGGCAACCTCAGACAACGACTTAGCCTGCTTTAAATGCCCTGCGCACAGTTCTTGTCCACGCACCTTGTTGGCACCACAGGAATCATCATTACCAGTACACTTATCGCCACGCCCCACATAGGGGGCGCTGGCTGTTGCAATACGGGCATCAGCCGTAGGGGCAAGTCTTTGGTCATATGCAGGACGACCATATAGTGCGTGAGCGGGGACAGAGTTATTTGACATCATAATACGGGATTTGTTCCTTTATGGAAGCATATCGGCAATAGGTGTATTAAGGAAATCCCAGCCCTTAGATACAGGACTACCAATATACTTTTGTAAAGTTTTTCGGGTCTTAGGATTAATGGACCCAGCCCCATACATTCCACCAGCCTGAAGCACCTTAGGTATAGTTCCTTTAGGTAGTTTTCCAATAACCCCCGCAGCCTGTAAGGTTCCCAACCAGTTTAAGGGCAAAGCGGCAGCGTCTAAAATAGAACCCTCACCTTTAACTGTTCTTACTGCACCACCCAATCCAACCATTTCACCTAAATTGGTATTTGCCGAAGATTCAAGAACTCCTTTTAGGAAATTGGTGCCTTCAGCAATCCCTGCCAATTCTGCTGGAATAAACATTCTATTTCTAGGTTGAAGTTTATCTAAATTAAAAGCATCATTTAACGCCTGAGATTGCTCAGGCGAACCAACAAGAATTTTTTCCAAAATAGCACGCCTGTCTTTAAGTGAACTTTTTGAACCAACATTTTCCAGTCCTTTAGCGTATTCAGCAACAGTACCAAAACCACCTTCAATATTACCAAGAGTTTCTGGTCCCAATGTTTGCAGTACACTCATAGGGTTAACACCTGTAGGTGTTCCAGCAGGAGGAGAGGGAGGCGTGACCTCCCGCTGGAACGGAACAGTTCTTTTGGTTGCAACTGGCTTTTTAAAGCGTGGCATTACTTCTTAGCAAGGACAAGGTTGCCACGGGCATCACGAATCCACTTGCGACCCTTAAGTTCGGTTTTAGGAACAGGTTGTTGTGCTTTCTTTGCTGCTGCAGCCTCCTCGGCAACTCGTTCCGCTTCTCTTTTAGCAGTGTTTTCTGCAATCTTTTTCTCAATAGCAGCCATATCTGCATCAGTTACAGCCCTACCAGAAATTTTTGGAACACCTTGAAGAAGTTGCAAATATTCTTCTTTGGTTATTAAACCAACATTGTAACTCCTGTTAATGTTATCTAAAGCATTTTTAGCAGCGTCGCCCTCTACTTTTGCTGGGTTGTCAAATACACGACCATAAGTTTTTTCCATTTGCTTAAGTTCTTCGGCTCTTGAAGCAGCGCTTCTTTCAGCACCTTCTTTAGCGCCCTTAAGAACATTAGCCTCTTGTTGCGCACGCAACTTAGCAGAACTTTCCGTAACAACAGAATCCTTTGAAGCCTTAATGTTCAACAACTCCTCTGGAGTCTTAGGTTCAGCAGCAGGTTTTCCACTCGGTTCAGACACATCCTTTGCCTTAAAAGGTTTATCTTTCTGCAAACGCAAATTTCGTTCAGCAGGAGTTTCATACCTAGGGATGGTCATCTTTTCGCCATCAACAATAATTTCTTCCATAATCTGTTTCCCCTCTTTATCCAAAACAGGAATTAATTTTTTATCTGCAGCAAGTTTTTCAAGTCTAGTAACAAAGGCTATTTCACCCTTGCTTTGTGCAACGGCTTTTTCCTTATACAAACTAGCCTTAACACCAGACATACGCTGTTCTTCAGGAGTTAATTCATTAAGGGTTTTAACACGAGTACGAATAGCAGAATTACCACCCTCGGCAACAGACCTAGACTGCGTTTCAATATCATCAGCCCGCTCTTTAGCGGACTTATAAGAAACTTCTTCCCGTCTAGCAATTGCCTCTTTTTCCTTTTTGCTTAACTCACGACCACCCTCAGCAGCACGACCCTTAATTGTTTCAATATCAGTCTGGGACTTAGCCTTAAAAGAATCAGCAACCTCATCAGAAATTGCTTTAGCCTTAGAAGCAATAAGAGTACGAATCTGGTCTTCAGTCATAGGTTTGCCATCAGCCTTTGCTGATTCAATAGCATCCATAACTTCTTTTTCTGCTTTAGCAACAGCAGTATCTTCGGCTTTCTGAAGCGCCACATAATCTGGGTCATTCATAGTGCGCTTCAAAATTTTGCTAGGTTCAGCCAGTTCAGCCTGCCTAAAATACTGGTCAAACTGTTGTGCAATACCCTTCGTGCCTAACTGGGTTTTAGAAGCCTCACCAAGAGTGGCGTTAATAACATCTTCGCCCTCTTTAACATTTATTAACTTTTTTGCAGCACGGCGTTCAGTTGCGGTTCCAGCAGCAGCAATTCTATCTTTAGCAGACTTAGACGCATTGTAAGCGTTTCTTTCAGCCTTAGACATTTTAGCCAACTCCGCAGCGCTAACAGTCTTTGTTGTCCCCGCTGTTTCTGCGGCAACCTTCGGTGTATCACCATCCATAGCCTTACCGACCTTGGCAACAATTTCTTCAATTTCGTCAGAAAGTTTACCAGCAGCCTTTAAGGTTGCACGGAGAATATCATCCCACGCCGCCATAATTACGGCTTTTTCTTATATGGCGTATATACACCAAATTTTTTGTAATTTTTCTTAGATTCTTCAATAAGTCGGTTACCAACAAGTTCAATTGCTTGTTTGGTCTTGCGAGCCGAATCTGCAGTTATACCCTTGGTGTAATCAAGTGGGTTAAATGGTGATTTTGGATTTTTCTTTGAACTAGCCATTACTTTGCTCCACGCTTAATATTCTTGCCAACATAACCTGATTTAATTCCCTTCAAACTGTCAGCACGCTTGCGCATACGAGAAGTTTCACTAGGACCAGCCTTCTTGTTGGTCATACGCTTATTTGATTTTTCGCCAAACGAAAAATCTCCAGCCTCACGGCGCTTACGACCCGTAACCCCAAGTGCATCAGTTGGTCCACCGTAGGTGCGACCAAACTCACGATAAGTTGCCCCGTCTTCAAGATACTTGGTTTTATTTTTTCCACCCATAATACCGTACAACTTTTCATCGTTACGATTCCAAGCGTCACCTTCGTTGAGTGCTATTGCTTTCTTTTTTGATGCCATTACTTATCTCCTTTTTTCTTGTTTTTAAAATACTCCGCTTGAGCAGCAGCCGCCTGACGGCGTGCTTCTGGAGTTCTAGTAGCAGCATGGGAAGCCTTATTGGATGCCTTCTTATCAATTTTTGCTTGACGACCTGCTAAACGGCGTGCCTCGGTATCATCGGCATGTGCCCTGCTATTACGAGTGTACTTAAGGTCTGCATCAGTAGCAGCATCAAATTCATCTTTTGTCATAATATCAGAAAACTTTTCATCCGTACCAGCATGGACAGAATCATCAAACTGTGGGCGAACAAACTTTGACTTCTTGGCGGTAGCAATCTTATCTTTTGCTGGTAAAGGCATACCTTCTTCAACCAACTTGGGTGCAACGCTAGCGCCCTTTGGTGCTGGAATAACTTCATCAGCGACCTTTGCTACTTCGTCCCCGCCTTCCATCATTAACCTAGCGATGGCTTTGGCGACATCCTCCATGGGTGTTCCTGCTTCAAACAGTGCTTTTGCAATTTCATCAATAGGTAATTTCACCCGAACTCCATAACTTATGTTTACAATAATGGTGGGGAGTTTCTGCTCCCCACCATTATCAAATTGTTCCCCGAAGGAAACTTATGCTCGGTAGATTGAAACCGTGTCTGCTGCAGTGAAAACCGCAACATATGTTGCTGATGATGCTGCGGCAACTGAGAAAGTTGCTGAAGCACCAACAAGGGTTACACCCGAAGCACCAGCAGTTACCACGATTGGGTGGGTTGCTGCGGCTGCGTTAACTACGGTGAATTGGAAACTTGAACCAACACCTTCGTCTGTGAACGCTGCACCAAGTTCCGCACCAGTTGGTGTGGTCAAGGTACGGCTTGCCGTTGGGGTCATCGTGTATAGTGTGCGTCCTGCACCAGCAAGAGTTGCTGCAACCTGTACGGTTGCTGCGTCTGTTGCTGCTACTACGCTTACTTTTTCTTCCTTGGTTGCCCAAGTAGCAAGACGGGTGCGGTCAATTGCACCGTTAGTGTTTGAAATAAGTGGCATTTTAATCTCCTAGATTAATAGTTTTTTTTTTGTTTTTGTAATAATAATAATGGGGGCTTGCGCCCCCACTATTGCATTGATTAATTAGGCGGTTTTAGCCGTCAATTTGCCTTGCTTCTTACGGTTACGGCAGGTAAGGTTACCGTAGCACATGATAAGTGCGTAACGAGCATCCAAGTCTTCTGGACGAACGAAATCTGTCTGCTGGAACCACTTGCCTGAGTGACCAACGAGGCTGATGTACTTGCTGTTAATGAAGAACATTGTTCCCGAAGGGGCAGCAGTGTCGTAAACAACTGGAGCAGCCTTGAACAACAGGTTCTGGAATCCAGCATCTGCGGTCTTGGTGTCAGTGTAACGCAACTGTGGTTGCAACAATGCTTCATACTTTTCAAACAAAGTACGGGTGGTCAAAATCATGTCTGGGTGGTCATTACCAACCGACACGCTGTTGTAAGCCGTTGCCATTTGTGCGAGGGTCAAAGCACCTGCGGTGTTTTCCTCGTACGAACGCCAGTACTCGTTTCCTGCAGTAGCGGAGTTAATTCCACCAACAGTGTTTCCTGATTCAATCAAGTTACCAAGACCGTTCCAGTCCTTGCTGCTGTTGCCAGTTCCGTCTGCGAAGAACATTGTGTTGAAACCTTCACGCATTGACTCTTCAGCCTGCATGATTTTGGCTTCCAACAAGTTGATGATTTCTTGTTCGCCGTTGTTCTTGGCTTCTTCAATACCGCTAATTGCGATAGATGCAGCGTACTGCTTCCAGTCGTATTCAGCAGCGGTGATGCCAGTTTGTGCGGTCAAAGCAATTGAATCGTAACCTGAGTACGAAGCAACAGTTGAGTTTTGACCGTAGATGAGTGGTTCAACAATCTTCGTACCGCCGTTAAGCATACGAATACGACCCTTTGACATAAGGTGATTCGTAAGAACACGGTCCGAGAACACATTGTCCGTGAGTTGGTCACGGTAGTTTGCGAGCGTTGTACTTAGCAACGCATCAAAGTTTGGGTTTGACATTATTTTCCTTTAGAAAACTAGGGGGGGGTTGAAATTAATTTGCACCCATTTGACGCTTAGCGGCAGCCCAAGCATCAGCAATTGAGGTAATTGGCTCAAACGAATCAGTTGTCGTACTGGCGGTAGCAGAACTACCACCATTAATGACACTGGCAATACGCTTGGACTCCAGAATAGATTCTTCAATCTGTTGCTGGCGTTCTTTCCCAAGTTTAACCATTCGTGCTTCGTTAACCATTTTATCAAATGCTAACTGCTTATAGATGCCTTCTAAATCTGTTGTGTCTCGCTTTAAGGCGACTTGCACAACTTCCTTAACATCAAAGTCAGGATACATGTCTTGCAAGTTAGCAATTTCTCTTTCAATCTGTTGCTGACTTTTTTCATCCTCAAACTGTGCTATACGCCTATCTAGTTCCCTATATTTCTTTTCAGTAGGGTCAAGATATTCTTCTTCTTCGGCAATCATTTGGGCAGCAGCCTTTTGGCTGATGCCGTAATGTTGACTTAAAAGTTCCAGCGTGGATGCAGGGTCTGAATCCAAAGCCGCTTGAAGTGCAGTAGCAAATTGAAATTGTTCTTTTTGCTGACTTAGTTCTTGCGTCTTACGGGTGTAGTCTGCTTGACGCTGGTATCCAGCGATAGCCTCAGATAAAGGAACTTGCAATTCCTCACCGTCAAGTTTGACTGGTACTCTGTAACTAGAGTATTCGTCCATTGACAAGACGGGTGTATCGGGTGCTTCTGTATGACCGTTATCGTACTCGGTTGACCCTACGGGTTCCATTCCATCAAACGATGTGAGTTCGTCACTCATTATGTATTTTTTCTCCTAGAGTCCTATAATGGTTGCTCTATATATAATATGTGCGTTCCCTAAGCCGTAGGAGGAGCCGCTTGTCCTTGCTGTAGCATTTGTATGATTTCAGGTGGCAAGCCGCTCTCAGGGCTTCCAGACGGCGCTGGAGCGCCTTCTGGCGGCATACCCTGTGGCATACCACCTTCTTGTCCAGCAGGGACAGGAGGGGGTGCTTGTTGAATAAACTCATCAGGGTTTTTAACTCCAAAACCAAACTGCAAAACATGTGCCGCAAGTTTTTGCATGTTAACAATACCAGCACCAGCGAACGGTGCCATAGCGTCAACCATTTGCAAAGCCATCTGCCGTTTAAACGACTCGTTATGAGGCTGAGTTGAACCCGCTGCAACTTCAAAGTCAAAGTCTCCAGCCAAATAGTCACGGTCAAAAGTAACCCACATAGGTTCACCATCTTTACCAGTAACACGAGCAACCTGTTCACCAGTCATAAACTGTTGAGCCAACTGCATCATACGGCGACCAACCTCTGCGATGGCTTGTTCAACAACAGCCAACTTATCTGAAGTTCGTGCATTAGCGGCATCTTGTAGTAGGGATGATTCTGTCGCTGTGCGACGAATCTCCGATACGGCTCCACGCTGAAACTCTGAAACACCAGAAATACGGTCAATGTCACCAATAATCATGTTTGACTGGTTATAGAACTCTGGTGGGTTGATGATTGCTGGGAAGGATGTTACAACCCCGCTCAATGCTTCATCAGAAACAACAGGAACCATAACATTGTCTTCATCTGATTCTAATGCAGAACGACCCAACTGGTCAAACGCTGACTCCTTGTAAAGATATTTACGGCTAAACTTTTTGCGATGATTCATCATCTGCGAACGAGTCTCATTAAGTTCTCGCTGCAAAGGTTCAATTGATTCTAGGTCGCCAATAGGATAAAACATGTCTGGGACATCATAGTTGCGAATCATAACAAATGGTTGCCCAAAAGAGTATGGCATTTTCATTGGTTTAACTAAGAACTGGTCTGATGTTTCACAAAAAATTGACATTGTTCCAGCAGCAATATCGTAGTATTCCCAGATTTCAGCATAACCCATGTTTTTGTCGTGAACCTTTTTGCGACTTGGGTCATCAGAGTATTTACTTACAGCCATAACCTGAACTTTGTCACGGGCTGCTTTGATGTAACGCTTATCGTTTTTAATCTCACCAATGGGACGGCGGATACGCTGTGCAATCCATTTTATGTCGCTCATGCTAATTGCGTCTGGGTCAACAAACACATCATGTGGGGATACCCGTTCAGCGAACGGGGCATCCTCACGGATAACCAAATTTGATGTTTCTTTAGTGCCCGTTGGGTCAGAAAATTCTTCATCTTCCAATGACATCGCTTCTTCTTCAACAAAACGATAGCCAACCTTAACCCAGCCGTGACCAAATGTTAGCATGTCTTTTACTGCACGGCGGAACTGTGTACGAATATCACGCTTTCTCCACCAATAGTTTATAACCGCTTCAGCGATGACAGCGTTAGCGGCATTGTCTGCGCTAACTGAGTTAACGGTAATTTTTGGGTAGTTAACTGAAATACTAGGTGAAATAACATTAACAGTTGAGAACGCAATATTAACTAACATCTGGTCTTCGTTTTTGTAGTCGTCAAAATGACGACCACGATACATATCTTTTAGACGCTGCCAAGTGGCATCATAACCATCATCTTTGCGCCACTTGCGACTTGATTCAATTGATAGTTTTTGCTTCTTGAGGTAATCACTTAGGTTTCTGCGTGCCACTATTCTGCGTCCTTTTTGCCTTCATGCCAACCAATATGGTTGTCTAGTTTACTTCCGATTTTATCAACCTTGGTACCTATCATTTTCAACAAGATTCTTCCCTCTGAATGTTGTTCAGTGTTTTCTTTCCGTAACCTTTGCAGTACCACCACAACAGGACCCGTGATAACCGCAACCGCCAAAGGTACCCAAACTGATTCCATCTCATTACATCCAATTCGTTACAGGCTCTGCCTGTACTCCGTTAATAGCGGCATCAGAAACAATTTTACGCTGTTTTTCCCCAATGGTATCACCGTGAAAATTGTCTTTGCCATACCTAAATCCAATATGAACGCCCTTAATATGGCACTTAAAACAAATCTCACCACGGTGAGGTTTCTGTTCAGAATAGAACGATGTTCCACAAGTTTGACATATAAATTCCATCATAATAAGGATTCCCGTTCCCTGAAACTAGAATGGTGTGCGGTTGCGCACATTATGTGAGCCAATAAACGATTTCTCCGCAGGTTTATCACCCATAATATGATTTTCCCACCATAAAAGACTGTTTGCTGGTGGTTTAGTATTCTGACGATACTCTGGTAACCAAACATACTTCAACATCTGGTTGCAAATAGCCAAAGAAATAACCCTGTCGTCATGAGGGCTACCAGCAGTCTTCCCATTTTCTTTCCGAACAAAGGTTCTCAACTCTGCTATGGTTAAACGGTCATAAATCTCAATAGCATTATCACGCATTGACGCAGATAATTCGTCAATCATCAAAGGTTTAGAAGTTGCGCTAGTACGCCAACCCAAAATGTCTGTAACTTCTGGGCGAACATGTGCTAAACGCCTCTGTTTATATAGGTTGCGATAACCATACTTTTGTGCAGCCTTAAGGGTGGTCAAACCGTGGTTATTGTTTTCAATACCTAACAGAGCGTTATTATACCACCAACCCAACTCACACAACAGTTCACCAAACAAGTCTGGTTCAATCCTGCCATGCCAAGTAGCAACAACTATACCAGTATCAGCCTGAATAATATGTGCAGAACTATAGTCACCGTAACTAAGACCTTCAGCAACATCGGCGCCAATCGTATAAACACTTTCTAACCTAGGAAAATCCCAAACCATCATCTCGCCATTTTCGCTATGACGGAACTCTCCAGCGCCAGTAGAATACATATGATAATATCCAATAGAAGGTTCAATCAGGGTCATATCATCCAACATTTGTGTATCAAACACTGGGTTACCAGATTTAATAAATGCTTCTTCTGGAAAAGACGGATACTCCTGATGCAACTGCCAAGGATTCATGTTCTTTGCTTTAGCATCATACCAATCTTGTCCACGCTCACCATCTGCAGACCAAGGGAAAAAGATTCCTTTGAACTTGTTGGTTCCAGTTTGGGAACCAACCCATAACTGGTGATAAAAGTTTCCTGAACCATTAGCAGTGGACAAGCCAATCACACGACCACCGACATCGGCAATAGGTTCAATAGAAGCCCACGCTTCTTCAGCGTTGGGCAAAAACGCCCACTCGTCCACAATAACTAAATACACGGATTCACCACGAGCAGGGTCATTACTAGATGGTAACGACTCAATAGCAGACTCATTATCAAAAACCATTTTCAATTGATGTTCTGTTACTTGAGATGGTCCTCGTTGACGCATCCATAACGGCAGAAATCTAAAACCATACTTAGCCTTAGCCAACAACTTAACAGACTCTCGTTCGGTTCTTGACAACATAACAATAAAACGGTCACTAGCAAAATATGCTAACCAAAAACTATATGCTGCAGCAAGAGTGGAAAACCCAATCTGTCGTGCTTTTAAAACAATGCTATATCGTTCCGACATCCACACACGAATTGTTTCCAACTGTGCTGGACGCAACTCTAAGTTAATGCGACCATGACTAGGGTGTTTAATATACCAATACTTTGAACAAAAGTACGCAAATGCCTCTAGTTGTTCGTCAACCGTAGAATTTTCTGGTCCACGGCATTTACGCCACTCAGCCTCGTTTAATAGTTCAGTTAATTCCATCTGGTTTTCCGCCCCAAGGTCCCCAACCATCACCATAACGGTCATCTGCATAATTGTAAATAGCCATCATAGCGTTGGCGCTAACGATAGGATTGTAAAGTTCTTTACATTTTGTTAACACACCAGCATCCTGTAGAAAACCCTGCTTAGTGTACTTGTTTGGTTTACACCAAAACTTGTTAATCTGGAATAACCCAATAGAACCACCCATGGGGTCATTACGGTTAATTACTGATGCGTTGCATCGTGATTCACGCCACATAATATAATCCACCTCGTACATCATGTCCCTGCTATCAGAAACCATCTCTATAATAGCGTAATGGTTCCAACATTTGATACTTGGATAATGTTTGGCGTGGACAACAACTGGTGAAGCCAACAAATATATGGCAATAGCCATTAAGATTATTTTCTTCATACTACCATCCTAGATGACCATAGTCATCCATCGGGGATATTACTGAAACAAAGCCTTAAACGCTTCGTGGACCTTTTTGGGGTCATCTGCAAACTCTGGACTTAATTCTAGGTGGTACCAGTCACCATTAGGCGAACCCGTCAAGGTTGCCTTGCTATAAGAACTCCAACCTTTACGAGTACATTTATAACCACGACCATATGGCTTAGGGAAATAATCCAAAACAAGTTCTACGCCCAATGCTTCAGCATTGGCAACAATCATTTCAATAATCTTGTTGGCTTCTTGGCGGGACTTTCCACGCCAACTTAAATCCATAGCCCGACCCGTTGAGTGAACACTAAGGTATTGCGGTTTTCCTTTAATAGAACGAACACCAAATGTCCCATTATTCCATAAGTTACCCTTGGACAGTAGTGACACATGTTTTACAAAGGCTTCTGTGCCTTTGCGTTTACCTTTGGCTATCCCATCGGATGTGCCAGTATATTTCAAACTAAGTCGTCCTCGTTGGGGATTTCGCTGAACAGCGCTTCATCGGTTTTGCGGTTCTCTGCCCGTTGGGCGTATTCGCCCAACCCCAATGCAGACAAAACAAAAGCAACAACGGTTTCAGTTGGTACATCTGGTACCAGAAAAGAAGCAACCAAAGCAACGCTAGCGGAAACAAACGCTGCCACACGGACAGGGTTGTTATACAAAAATGCTTTAATCTTTTCCATACTATAGGCTGGTTGTTCCCTAGTGATATATTACCATTTGCCAAGCGGGCAAACAGCGGTATCAATTTTTGTTTTAATTTTCATAAAACAACCACATTCTTTACACTGTTTTGTAATATTCAAAAAAGATGGACAACCCTCACAAATAGAATATCTGCTTACAGATACTTCAGTGTCAACCCTGTGTTCACGCTGTATTGCGTGCCACGGTTTAGCGCCGCCAAAGCGTTGCTTATGTATTTGAAAAGGTGTTAATTCTTTATTCTGTTGGCTCATGGAACTCAAATCCATCCCAAGTCCAACCAGAAAGAACCTCACCAGCCAAAGAATCTGGCACAGGAACAATCTTTGGGTCAGATTTTAATACAATGTTCAAGAACTCTAAGGTAACTTGACATGTTTGCATCCAAACAACTTCACCATCAATAACAAAGGCATACCAATTCATAGGTGCATTTCTATCAAATGGTGCTTGTGGGTATCCATCTGGGCTTACATATTCTTCAGTGTTTGACATAATTATCCTATTCTATTAATTAACAAGTTCCGTCACAAGCGTACCATCCACCAACGCTGTTACTACAACTTCCAGTGCAAGGTGATGATGCTGGTGCATAAACAAGAATATTATAGCAACATACTTGGTTTGCTGCTCCACACATTCCAGTACAGCAACAGTTTCCACCTTCAACTGATGTGTATTGATATACGCAGGAACAAGCAGCGGCTGCAGTTCCAGTTCTAGTCACAGGTGCAGCAGTAGTAAAACCAGTCTTACTTGCGGTTACCGTAACTGTTGCAGAAGCACCTGCACTTAATCCGCTTTGTGTAATTGTGTTTGTGGACCTAGCAACAGTTCCAGAAGTTGTTGACAAAGTGTATGTCACTGTTGCATCGTAGTTGCTAATAACAACAGTGAAACCAGCATTTGCTGCTGTTGCTGTTGCTAAAACGGGAAGGTCAACAGTTAAAACTCCAAGAGCATTTGTTGCAATAGAACCAGCATTATACCTATTTGTTCGTGGAGCCAATGAGCCACCACTAATGGCTTTTCCACCTGCTGTTGTTCTTAGATATGAAGGCATTTAAATTACCTTACGCTGTAATGCGGTTTACATACCCGTGAATCACGATTGCTGTGCCTGTTGCAGCGTACGCACGAACAACCAAAGGTGTAGCATTACCCTTAATCAATAGACCAGAAGCAATCAAATACAAACCGTTTTCAGCCTTAACGGTATATTCAATATCATCAGAACCAGCAGTTGTTCCACCCCACTGAAGTGTCAACTTGCGGTCAGTGGTGTCATAGTTCACTGCATACAACCAGATTTCATCCAAAGTTGTTGCCGTGCTTGAACCAGTGTGAATAACGGTTCCAGCAGATGTGGTTGCAGACACCAAAATGCCACGACCATCTGTTGAACCACTGAGAATTGTTTTGCTAAATGTTGCCATATAATATAGATTCCTGTTCCTTAAATAGTAAATATTTGTTGTTCAACCGTGTCAAAACGGTCAAAAATCTGTAATTCCAACCATTCATCAGGGTCGGAATAACTAAAATTCTGTATATCAAACTGCACTGGGTTTACCCGTACAAAGTAATCGTTTGCCAAATCGCCTAAAGTGGCACCAGAAGCACCCTCGGAATTAAACCAATCATGAGCCAAAGAACCACGATACTGCAAACCCTTTTCAGACCAAAACGCATACAACAAGTCACCCAAAGTCTGACCCGTAGATGGATAAGCCACAGACAGGGCTTCAAACATCGCATCATTAGTTGTTGCCATCATACACCTTTACCGATTTTGTTTCCAAACGGAAACGCTGCTCAGAAGCAGCATTAGCCGCAATTAACTCAGCCAACTCATTATCAGACAACTCACTGGCTTTACCACTATGTTCAACTTGAAGTTGAACTGGAGCCAACCTTCCAGTTGCCTGAAGATACAACTTGGCAGAATTATTATCCCCTTCAAGAGCACGGGCAAACAAATTATCCAGCAACTGCTGTGTGCGTTCAGGTGACCCTTGTAGGTCCTCTATGCGACGCTTCCATTCCTGTTTGAACACGGGCTTGTTCTTCCAACGCCGTAAGGTTGTTTCATCTACTCCAACTTGTTTGGCGTAGGCTGTTTGGCTGGCTGGTACACGACCTGTTGCTGGTGTGCATAGCCAGTTTAGAAACTGTTCTTGTCTGGTGTCTAATATTTCTGCCATCTACTATTGTCCTTGCTGTTCCCTTAACTTGTATTGTACTTGTATAGGGAACAGGGAACTAATAGTATGGGGGGGATTACAGGGGGGGTAAGGATTAGTGTGCCTTGGAACCTTGGTGACAAGGCAGATGGTAGATAACAAAGGATAGAACCATCACCGCTGGTGATGGTTGACAGTAACTGATACAATTACAGCATGGACAGTATGATTGAAACTATGGTAATAATGTTGGCTAGTGGTATTGGAACCATTTTGGGGGTTCTTGTTTTTTTGAGGGTTTTATTTAAAGAACTTGAAAAACATGACCGTTTAATGGACTATGATGAAATGGAAGATGTATATGGATTACATGAATAAAAGAGATGAAGATTTTTATGGTCCATCAAACGACCCTGAAGTTCAACAGGGTGCAAGAATGTATCTACAGAAAGAACACATCACCCCAAAGATGAGGCAATTGTCACGGCAATACCGTACTCCTAAAGAGTACGCTAGTGCGATGATTGATGCTATTTCCGAGTCAGATATTCAAGATTATTTTGCTGCAGGTGACTGGCAGCCAGTAGCCGAGAAAATGTTGGCTACTATTTGGAAGCAACAAAACAAGATGAAAGTTGTTCGCAAATAGTGGCTGTAAAAAAGAAGTCTAAAAAGAAACTACCAACAGGATATCATGTTATGCCAGACGGCAAAATCATGAAAGGCAAAAAGCACAAAAGTAATGGATGATAAAGAAGTTTCTAGGAAACAGCGTAAATATAAAGAACAGCACCCTGATTCTTATAATAGTTACGCTGAACAAGAATACACACGACCTAGACCCAAAAATCGCAAACCAGCCATAGAATTACCAAACCCACCACAATCCTATTATGATAACGCTATGCCACGCAAACGACAACTGCGTAACAAAGACGAAATCAAATCA